ATGAGAGGCGGAAAGGAATATTCTGAGGATGCAGTGGGGAAAGGAGGCGATGCAAATGTGGCAGAGAGAAAACTGACGGAAAAACAACAGGAATTCTGCAGGCTATGTGCTATGGGAATGAAACCCATTGCGGCGGCAAAGGCGGTGGGGTACCGAAATGTGTACGGGGCGGCAGGAAACCTGCTGCGGAATGAGCGGATCCGGCAGGAGATCGGGAGGCTGAAGGAACAGCAGGAAAGTTTGCCCGCGGTACAGAGGGAAGAAGAAACCCCTGTGGCTGAAAAAGAGGAAATCCTGTGCTTCCTGACAGAGATGATGCGAGAGGATGATGACCCGAAGCTGAGAATGAAGGCGGCGGAACTGCTGGGGAAAAGAGAAAGTCTTTTTGAAAAGGAAAAGCAGAAGGATGAAAGATGCCGTGTGGTCATCGTGGATGATATTCCATGAGAATCAGAGAAACAAGGCTGAGCGGATGCATCGGAGAAGGCTTTTACGGACTGCACAGGGATATCCGAACAGGCGGACATACCCACTACTGGCTGAAAGGCGGGCGCGGCAGCGGGAAGTCCTCGTTTCTGTCTATTGAGATCCTGCTGGGTATCATTGAGGATGAGATGGCGAATGCCGTGGTCATCCGAAAGGTGGCGGCCAATCTGAAAGACAGTGTGTTTGAGCAGATGAACTGGGCCATTCGGACTTTGGGTGTGGAGGACGAGTGGGAACGGAAATTGAGCCCTCTGGAGCTGGTGCGGAAAGGTACGGGACAGCGGATCCTGTTTCGGGGATGCGATGATCCCAGAAAACTGAAGTCGGTGAAATTCCAGAAGGGATATGCCAAATATATCTGGTACGAGGAGGCGGACGAGTTCAGCGGCATGGCGGAGATCAGAAGCATGAACCAGAGCCTGATGCGCGGTGGTGAGGAATTTCGGGTGTTTTACAGTTATAACCCGCCAAAGCATGCACGAAGCTGGGTGAACCTGGAGGCGGCGGAGGAAAGAAGTGACCGTGTAGTACATCACAGCACTTACCTGACGATGCGGGAAGAATGGCTGGGCAGTCAGTTTATGGCAGAGGCGGAATACATACGGAAACGGCATCCGGAAACGTACCGGCATGAATATCTGGGGGAAGTGACCGGCGGTGGCGGAGAGGTGTTTCGAAACCTGAATCTGAGAGAGATCACAGAGGCGGAGATCGCTTCCTTTGACCGCATCAGCCGCGGACTGGACTGGGGGTATGCCGTGGATCCACTGCATTATACGGTGAACCATTATGACAGAACAAGAAGGCGGCTGTATATCTTCCATGAACTGCGGGCGCAGGGCATGTCGAACCGAAGGCTGGCGGAGGAGATCCGGAAGGAGAATCCCCACCGCAGAGAGGTCGTCTGTGACAGTGCAGAGCCAAAATCCATTGCGGAGATGCGGGAATACGGGATCGCGGCTGTGGGGGCGAAAAAAGGCCCTGACAGCGTGTATTACGGCATCAAATGGCTGCAGGACCTGGAGGAGATCATTATCGACCCGAAACGGTGCCCGGAAACGGCAAGGGAGTTCAGCGGATATGAATACGAGATGGACGGGAGAGGCGGCTGGAAGGCCGTGTTCCCTGACAGAGAGAACCATGCGATCGATGCGGTCAGGTACAGCAGAGAAGATGACATGCGGCATGTAAGGGTCAGATAAGAGAAAGGAGAAGGGGAATTGTTTATCACAGAAATGGAACTGCTGAAGGCAAGGCTGGCGGCGGGGAAGCGCCTGAACGACAGTCAGATCCTGAAGGAGATTATTCAGGAGGACAGAATCAGCGAAAAGAAAAAACGAATGGAAGAAGGCGAGAGATATTACTGCGGGATGCATGACATTCTGCAGAAGGACTTTCGCAGAAGCCCTGTTTCTGAGACAGGAGCAAATGGGGAGGAGAGCATGCAGATGTTTTTCAACCCGAACCGAAGCAATCATCATTGTGTGAATCCTTTTCATCACACGCTGGTGGCTCAGAAAACCGCCTATCTGGTGGGGCGGGAACCTACCATTACGGTAAGAGGCGGTGACAAGGTCTTTGAGCAGGCACTGGAGGAAATTGCCGATGAGAATTTCAACGGGATGCTGCAGAAATGGCTGACAGGGGCGGCAAACAAAGGGGTGGAATATCTCCATGTTTATTACGATGAGGATGGAGAATTCCGTTACTGTATCGTACCTGCGGAGGAGATCATCGTGGTGTATGACGAGGTGTATCAGCAGGATATCCGAGAGGTCATTCGGTATTATGACATCAAGGTGCTGGATGGAGGCAGAGAGAAAACAAAATGCCGTGTGGAATGGTGGACGGCGGAGAATGTGACCTATTACACAGAGGACAGCAATGGTGAATTCCTGCAGGAGAGAGAAAGTGGTCACTGGGTTGTGACGGAGATGCTGGATGGGGAAGAAGGAGAAACAATCCAGCATGGCTGGGGCAGAGTGCCGTTCATTCCTCTGCGGAACAATGATAAGGAAATGACGGATCTGCAGATGGTGAAAGGGCTGATCGATGCTTATGATTATGTGAGCAGCGAAGGAACGAACAATCTCCTGGACATGGTGGATCTATACTGGGTGATCCAGGGATACGGCGGCGAAACAGCCAGTGCTGTGGCAAGAAAACTGCAGGTGAACAAAGCGGTGCAGATCAGCGACAGCAGCGGCAGTGTGGAAGCGAAACAGGTGGAACTGCCTGTGGAAGGACGGCTGGACTGGATGCAGATGCTGAGGAAGGATATCTTCCATTTTGGCATGGGCGTGGATACGGACAGCGACGACTGGGGCAGAGCTGCCAGCGGGGTGGCGCTGAAATTCCAGTATGCTATGTTTTATCTGAAGATCAACGGTATTGTGCCTGAGGTGAAAAGGGCAATCAAAGAGTTTTTCCGATTCGTTGTGGAGGATTGGAACAGAGAAAATGGTACGGACTGGAACTGGAAGGATATTCTGGTGACACTGAATACCAACGGCATTACGGACGATCTGGAAACGATGCAGATCATCAAAGAAAGCAAGGGCATGGTCAGTGAAAAGACGCTGCTGGGGAAACATCCCTTTGTGGAGGATGTGAACAGCGAGATGGAACAGCTGGAGAGAGAAAGAAAGGGGAAACGAAAATGACAGAGAAGAAACTGAGAGAACTGGGCGTAGCAGATGCGGTTGTAAGAAAAGCGGTAATGGAGGCGCTGAAAGAAGAAAAGGGGCAGGAAGGCAACCTGCAGGCAGAGTATGACAAAGTAATGGTTGAACTGGCAGAAGTGAAAAAACAGGCGGCAGTGGAGAAAGCCATTCTGGAAGCAGGGGGCAAGCATGTAAAGGCCATTCTGGCACTGATCGACATGGAAGATGTGACCTATGACGAGAAAAAGGGGCTGAAGGGTCTGGATCTGGATGCGATCAGGGAGGAAGTACCTTATCTGTTCCATGAAAAGGAAGAAAAGAAAAAAGGCACAGGCATCACAAAAAGCAGCCAGAAAAAAAGAGAAGACGACATCAGAGCAGCATTCTGGGGTCTGAAATAAGAAGGGGGAAAAGAGAATGAATACAATGGAGTATGCTTCTGTTTTTATGACAGAACTGGATAAACAGCTGGTGGAAAGATCTACAACAGGCTGGATGGAAGACAATGCGAAACAGGTACAGTACAACGGCGGCGCGGAAGTGAAAATTCCCAAAATGACCATGAGTGGTCTGGGGGATTATGACAGAAACAGCGGCTTTGCCCAGGGTGCTGTGGCGGTGACTTATGAAACAAGAACACTGACTCAGGACAGGGGCAGAACCTTCCAGCTGGACGCTATGGATGTGGATGAAACAAACTTTGCGGCAACAGCCGGCGCAGTGATGAGAGAATTCCAGAGCACAAAAGTGATTCCTGAGATCGATGCCTACAGATACAGCAAGATTTACGAACTGGCGGAAGCGGCAGGCAAAACAAGTACATATACACCTGCGGCAGACAGCATTTTTGAAACACTGATGAACGACATTACGGCGGTAAGAGATGCAGCCGGCGAATGTACAGAAATCGTGATCGCCATGAGTGCGAAGGTTGCTGGGATGCTGGATCTGGCGAAGGGCGGTACAAATGTGCTGCAGAGTGGTTTCTTCGAGCAGGGGAAAGCGGAAATCAAGGTGAAGGAGATCGACGGCTGTCCTATCATCCGTGTGCCTTCTGCCAGATTCCAGACAAAATATACATTTATGGATGGCGTGGAAAATGCCGAAGGCGGTTTTGCAGCGGCGGAAGATGCAAAAGGTATCAACTGGATCGTGATGGTGAAGAAAGCACCTGTGGCAATTTCCAAAACAGACGTGACAAGAATTTTTGACCCTATGACAAACCAGAATGCCAATGCATGGAAAATCGACTACAGAAAATATCATGACCTGTGGATCATGGACAACGGCATGGATGGCGTAATGGTAAGCGTAGGCGAATAAGGAAAGGCGGCGGAAGGATGAAAGAGAAGCTCTTTGCGAAACTCATGGAATTGAGAAGTGATGAAACAGAAAACCTTGCCGCCATGGAATTTGCGGCAGAACGCAGCGTGGAAATGATGAAAGCCTACTGCAATATTACAGAACTACCGGAGGAACTCATGGGCGTTGGCGTTTCTCTGGCGGGGATGATTCTGGACAGCGGCGCGGCTGCGACGCCTTCTGCGAAAGCAAAAAGCATCAAGGAAGGGGATGTTTCCATTACCTTTGCGGAAGGGATGAATGGGGCGGATGAGCAGGAAATGCTGGACTGCTTCAAGGTGGAGCTTGACCGATACAGACGGATGGACTGGTGAGGAGGCGACGGCATGAAACGAGAATTTGAACGAGCAAAAAAGGCTGTGGAAAGCCTGTTCTGGGACACTTGTTATGTGGAGATCTTTACGGAAGAAGACGCAGACTGGGGTGAAACATTGCACCAGAAGGGGGAAGGAGATTCCTTCCCCTGCCGTCTGACAGAAAAAGCTGTTGCCGTTGGAGAGAATGGATTGCTGGCGGAGATGGAAAAAACGGTGATCCTGCTTTACCCGGCGGAAAAGGAAATCAAAGCCGGAAGTGCAATTCTGGTAAGGAAAGAAAATGGGGAAGAACGGCACTATTTTGCGGCAGGTGACAGTCAGGTATTCCTGACCCATAAGGCGGTTGGGCTGAGAAGGAGAGATGTGGTATGACAGAAGAGATCAGAAGGGCGGTCATTCGGGCGATTGCGGATAACTTTCTGCTGCCGGTGTATGGACAGGAAGTTCCCCAGGGAGGAAGAAAGCCCTGCTTTACAGTGGAACTGAAGGGTCTGGAGCAGAAGAGGCTGATGGGCAGGAGAATGATGAGAAAGGTGATTTTTGAAATCAGATATTTCTGCGGCGAGGAAAAAACAGCGGCGGAAGGCCTGGATGTGGCAGATGAGATGTATGAGGTACTGCTGATCATTGGGACAGATGAAAAGTTTGCTGCCGGCGGGATGAAACATGAAAAGACGATGGATGGTGTGAAATTTACGGTTGAATATGAATATCATATCGTTTTTGACGAGGAAGCGTTCGAGCGGATGGAACGGTTGGAATACAATGGAGAGGAAGTGGTCGGCTATGAAGAAAAAGACGACATTCAGCAGGGAACAGCTGAGTAAGAGTGTGACTTTCGGGTACCATGCTGACCTGGTACGGGCAGTGCTGGAGGACAGGGAGTATACGAAAGAGGAGGCCGGAAAGGCGATCGAGGCATATTTGACAGAAGAAAGAAAGGGGAATTGATATGGCATTAGGCGGTGGCACTTTTTTAGTGCAGAATAAGGTATTGCCAGGGGCATACATCAATTTTGTTTCCAGACCCAGAGCCATGGGCAGCCTTGGGGAAAGAGGCGTGGTCTGTGTCGGCATGGAAATGGACTGGGGTGCGGAAGGCATGAGGACTGTGGAAGCGGCAGACTTCAGAACAGACAGTAAGGCACTGTTTGGATATGATTATCTGAGCGATGAGATGAAGGACATGAGAGAACTGTTCCTGCATGCGCAGAAGGTGAAAATTTACCGGCTGAACAGCGGTGAAAAGGCGACAGCAACTATGGGTGATCTGACAGTGACAGCAAAACATGCAGGGAAAAGAGGGAATGACATCTGCGCGGCGATTGTGGCGAATGTGGATGCAGAAGGTTATTTCGATGTGGAAACCTATCTGGGAACAGAACTGGTGGACACACAGACTGCGGCAACCATCGAAGGCCTGGAAGATAACGATTTTGTTGCGTTCAGCGGTACAGGAGCGCTGACAGCGGCAGCAGGTACTTATCTGACCGGCGGCACAACAACAGCTGCAACAGGCAGCGGCTATACGGATTTTCTGACTGCGGCAGAAGCAGAGGATTTCAATGTGCTGGCTTATAACGGCAGTGACGAAACAACAAAGAAACTGTTTGTGAACTTCACAAAGAGAATGCGTGAAGAAGAAGGTGTGAAGTTTGTGACTGTACTCTATGACTATACGGATGCGGACCATGAGGGGGTCATTTCCGTAGGGACGGCGGCGGAACTGGTTTACTGGGTGGCCGGCGCAACAGCCGGTGCGGAAGTGAACGAAAGCCTGACCAATACCGTCTATGACGGCGAATATGAAGTGGATGCGAAGATGAAAAAGAGCGAATACATCAAAGGTATCGAAGAGGGGCAGTTCCTGTTTTATGAAGAAGACGGAAAACTGCGGGTGCTGAGAGATATCAATAGTTTCACTTCCTTTGAAGCGGCGAAAAACAGCGATTTTTCCAGCAACAGAGTGGTACGTGTTCTGGACAGCATTGCGGGTGATGTGGCAAATATTTTCAGCAAGTATTATCTGGGGAAACAGACGAACAATGCCAATGGCAGAAACCTGCTGAAGGCGGAAATTCTGGCGTATCATGAGGAACTGATGAAGATCGAGGCTATCGAGAATTTCACAGCAGATGATATCACTGTGGAAAAAGGCGTGGAAAAACAGGATGTGGTGGTTTACGAAAGTGTACAGCCTGTGGATGCCATGGAAAAATTGTATATGAAAGTGGAAGTTGTGTAAGGAGGTGCGAAGATGGGTTATCTGAGAGCAAAAGACACTGTCAATGGCGCGCTGGGCACCTGCTTTGCCATCATTGACGGGAAAAGACATGAACTGATGCAGGTGAAAAATGTACAGGCAAAGGTGAAGAAAACAAGAACCAGTATCCCCATCCTGGGACTGACTGCGAAACAGCAGAAAAGCGGCGGCTGGGAAGGCACAGGCATCATGACGGTCTACTATGTGAGCAGCCTGTTCAGAGAAGTGATGGTGGACTATATGAAAAACGGTGTGGATACATACTTCGAACTGATGCTGACAAACGAAGACCCTACGGGGGAAACAGGCAGACAGACGGTGTTACTGAAAGATGTGAACATTGAAGAAATGCTGATCGGCAAACTGGATGTGGCAGAAGCAGCCATGGATGAAGAAATGAAATTTACCTTTGGCGGCGTGGAACTGCTGGATACGTTTGATGCGATCTGATTTCTGAATAAAGATGGGAGGGTTTTATGGGACAGGTATGTTTTTACAGGGAGAATAGAAAAGACAGGCAGGAGAGAGAAGTGCTCCTGTCTGACAGACTGGCGAAGGACGGCGGACAGATGATTTTCTGCATCCGTCCCATGAGCCAGAGAGAAAATGCGGACATCTGGAAAAGATGCGGTGAAGATGAAAACAGATACGAAGGTGCAGTGCTGGCGGAAAGCGTGGTTTTTCCTGATCTGAAGGATGCGGCACTGCAGAACAGCTATGGCGTGGCCGGTGCGGAGAGGCTTCTGGGGAAACTGCTTCTGGCGGGGGAATATGACAGGCTGCGAAGGGCTGTGGAATGTATTAACGGAGGGGAGGATGACGGATGTATCGACTTTATCTGAAACAGGACGGGAAACAGATCCTGCTGCCTGTGACGCCTTCTGAAATCGAGACGAAAACAGGAAACAGAAATAAGGCTGTCTATATCCTGAACTTCGGGGAAATGAATCTGGCAAAAAAGCCCGGGCTGCAGGAAGTTCGTTTTACGGTATTACTGCCGGGCAGACAGTACGGTTTTGTGCAGATGGAGGAGGGATTCCATGAGCCGGAGTATTTCCTGAACTGCTTTAAGGAATACAAAGCTGCAGCCAAGCCTGTGCAGTTGATTCTGTTCAGAAAACTGGCGGACGGGACGCAGTTATTCTGCGGGAATATGGATGTGCTGCTGGAGGATTATACGGTAACGGAAAAAGGCGGCGAACAGGGGGACTTCTGGGTGGAAATGTGCTGGAAGGAATGGAAAACTGCGAAAAGTATCCGTTACAGTGTGAAAAGTCAGAATGGGAGCAATGTTCTGGTGGAACAGGGACAGAAAAGAGAGGCGAAAACACCTGCTGCCACTTACACGGTGAAAACGGGCGACTGCCTCTGGAATATTGCAAAAAAACAGCTGGGGGATGGGGCGAAATACAAAGAAATCGCTCAGAAGAACGGGATTTCGAATCCAAATCTGATCTATCCCGGACAGGTTTTGAAACTATAACAGAAAGGGGAGAAGGGGATGGAAGTGAAACTGCTGCTGCAGCATGGCAGCAATGTGTATGATGCGACACCGATCCTGGAAGGCGGTATCGAATGGTATGCCAGCGTGATGGGGAAGGCCGGCAGACTGAAATTCAAAGTGGTCAGGGATGGCATCGTGAATTTTGTGGAGGGGGACAAGGTAACCCTTTCGGTGAACGGAATGGTGCGCTTCAGCGGATTTGTGATGACGAAGGAGAGATCTTCGGAGCAGGTCATCAGCGTGACTGCCTATGACCAGATGTTTTATCTGACACGAAATAAGGCGACTTATATGTTTGTGAATAAGGGGATGCAGGAGATCGTGCAGACCATTGGTGCGGATTACGGACTGCAGGTAGGATATATTGCAGACAGCGGCTGGAAGATCCCTCAGAGGATCGAAGAAGGGGAAACGCTGGTGGATATTATCCTTTCTGCGCTGGAGATCTGCGGACAGGCAGTGGGGAAGGAATATTTCCTGTTTGACCAGGGCGGCGCACTGGTGGTGAAAGAACGAAAGGAAATGATGACGGATGCGGTGCTGAAATGTGACGGCAGCATCAGTGATTATACATATAAAACGGATATCAGCAGGGATACCTATAATGCGGTACAGCTTTACCATGCAGGGAGAAAGGAAACGGAGCGCAAGGCATATCATGCAGAAAAGACGGATAAAGTAAAGGAATGGGGCAGGCTGCAGTACTACAAACGGGTGGCTTATACCCTGAACCAGGCACAGCTGAAAGAACTGGCGGAGAGCATCCTGAAAGAAAAAAACAGAGTGGTAAAGAAACTGACGATCGAAAATATCAATGGGGATATGCTGCTGTTTGCGGGGAATTCCATATGGCTGGAGATCCCTGACCTGGCGGAGATCAGCCTGCAGGGGCAGGCGCTCATTGAGAACTGTACCCATATTTTTGAGGATGGAGAACACAGGATGAGGATGGATATTCGCATTGAGGAGGCATAAAGATGGATTTGAAATGTTTTTTAAAGGAGAACAGCGGATTCCCGGCAAACAGAGAGATCAGGGTTTCCCCTTGTTTTGAAGAAAATGGGGAAGAAGTGCTTTGGGAGATCCGGGCGGTCAGTGAGGAGGAGTACCGCAGGGCGGCAGAAGGGAAAAAGGACAAATGGGCGGTGTTATGTCTGCTTTCTGTGGTGAAGCCGGATCTAAAGGACAGAACCCTTTGGGAAAGCTATGGCGTGGACAGCGGAGAAAAGGCTTTGAAGGAGATGCTTTATCCCGGGGAGTATGTGCGCCTGCTGGAGGCGGTTAAGGAGATCAACGGGTTTCAGAAACGCAGAAAGGTCTGGAAGGAACAGGCAAAAAACTGATCACGGAGGGTGTGGATGAGGCGGATTATGCCTGCTATGCCCTCCGGAAATATGGGATCCGTCCAAAAGAATGGGCGGAAATGACAACACCTGAGCGGATGTTCTGCTGTGCAGCCATCGAACTGGAGATAGAAGCGATGCAGAGATAAGAGGTGAAATGGGGTATGGAGAAAGAAAAGAAAGGGCTGTTTGGGAGACTGCTGGATTTTCTGAAAGGAAAATCTGAGACGGAAATGGCAGACGGCATTGGGTTCTGGAATGATGGGGAGATCGTGGAAAAGCATTTTGCTGAAATGGGCGCTGTGGCTTCTCTGACACAGGAGGAAGTGAAAAAAACTTTCTGGCAGAAAGAGACGAAGGAAGAACCGGAAAAACAGAAGCGGATTTTTGAGATGGCAGAAGATGACCAACAGAACGGAAAAACTCCGGCGAAAGAACAGGAAACAGAAAAAGAAAGTAAAATCGGGTTTTCGGCTGTATTCAAAGAAGATTTACAGGGAAAAATGCTGGAACGGACTTTTCCGGCGGAAATGCCGGAAGGGAGGAAAGAAAGACGAAGGGTGCTGCCTGTGACTGATGAAGCAGAGGACAGGGTGGAGTTCTTTGCAGAGGAAGAACGGAGAGATACCGTGAGAGAGAGCATCAGAAAAGAAGAAATGCCGGCGGAACCTGTCGTGGATGTGGAAAAACTGATGCGTCAGATGACAAAAATGCTTTGGGAAGAAAGAGAAAGCTGCGGCAGGCGGCTGAGATAAAAGGGGGGTGAGGAATTGCTGGAAGTGATCAAACAACTGGCGCTGGATGTGGCGGAAAATGGTGCGGATTTCTGTACCGGGATCGTAACAGTGGCAGATCCCCTGACGATTCGGTTGGAAGAAGGGATGGAACTGACAGAGGAGTTTCTCATTCTGACGGAACATGTGCTGGATTGGGAAGAAACCGGGCGTATTCGTACATGGGTGAACAGCGAAAGCGGCGAATGGTCCAGATATCGCATGATCCGGGATGGAAGGCTGAAAGCAGGGGAAGCGGTGGCGCTGCTGCGGGCTGCGGACGGGCAGCAGTATCTGGTGCTGGGGCGAGTGAGAAAGGATGGATGATATGACGCCGAAACAGGAACTGAATATTGACATGGCTGCGATCGAGAAAAAAAAGATCCCCAGTCTGACCTGGAAGATTCACGAGGCGCGGGCCGAGGCGAGAGGCACAGTGGATGAACTGGAGGCTATGAAACAGGCAGTCAGCAAGATCTTACGGACGGAAAGATACCAGTATGTGATTTATGACTGGAACTATGGGGTGGAACTGGAAGAGCTTTATGGGAAGAATGTGACGTATGTCATCCCTGAACTGAAAAAAAGGATCGAAGAGGCATTGCTGGCTGATGACAGGATCACTGGGGTGACGGATTTTTCTTTCAGACAGGAAAAGGAAAGTGTGACAGCAGAGTTTATGGTACATACGATTTTTGGTGAAATCAGGGCTGAAAGGACGGTGGATATTTGATGGCAAGTTATGAGGCGTTGATGGAACGCAAACTGGATATGGTGGATGACAGAAGGGATAAACGGCAGGGGAGTCTGATTTATGATGCTTTGGCGCCCAATGCGGCAGAAACGGCTGCTTTTTATGCGGATCTGGAAATGCTGGAAGACAGAACATTTGCGGATACGGCTGCTGGCGAGGACCTGACCAGACGTGCAGCGGAAAGAGGGATCGTGAGAAAGGGCGCCGTAAAAGCGACTTTTTACGGGAGTTTCCTGGATGAGGATGGTGCAGAGTATCCAGTTGAATTGGGAAGCAGTTTTTTTCTGGAGGGCTACTACTATGTGGTGATTAACAGAGAGGATGACGGGCGATACGTACTGGAATGCGAAACGGCGGGCGCCTGTGGGAATGATTATCTGGGGAATTTGGTGCCGCTGGAGACGATGCCCGGTCTGGCGGAAGCGAAACTGGAAGAACTGCGGACAGACGGTGAGGATGAAGAGGGGGACGAAGAACTCCGAAAACGTTATTTTGGCAGTTTTGATGCAGATGCCTTTGGCGGGAATATTGCAGACTATAAGAGAAAAATCTGTGCAATGCAGAATGTAGGCGGTGTGAAGGTGTACCCTGTATGGAAGGGCGGTGGTACAGTGAAGGCGGTTATTATCGATCAGGGATGGCGTGCGCCCGGAGAGACGGAACTGGCGGAACTGCAGGCACTGATCGACCCTGAAAGCCGGGGCGAAGGCTACGGGATTGCGCCGATCGGTCATCAGGTGACGGCAGAAGGGGTGGCAGAAGTGACCTGTGATATTGCAATAAGCCTTACCATGGCAGAAGGTGCAGTGCTGGAAACAGTGCTGGCAGATATCCGCAGCAGATTGGAACTGTATTTTGAGGAACTGCGAAAGAATTGGGCAGACAGCACAAACCTGACTGTTCGTATCAGTTATCTGGAATCCAGGGCGCTGGAAGCGGATGGTGTAGTCGATCTTTCTGACTGCAGCATCAATGGGGAAGCGGGCAATCTGATTCTGGGGGCAGATGAAATACCTGTGCTGGGGGAAATCGGGGTGAATGGCTGATGGATAACAGATATATCGGTTATTTGCCTGATACGGTCAATGGCCTGAAGGAATTTCAGAAGCTGAGTGAGATCGAAGGAATGATCCTGAAAGAAACAGCAGAGAGCAGGGATGAATTGATCGATAATCAGTGGATCATTACCGCAAAGAGGAACGGTTTGCTTCGTCTGGCAAAAATCATGGCTTTTCACGGCGCGGAGGTCCCGGAAACAGAGGCTTTGAGAGAAGAAATCCTATACCGCTGGAACAGCCACAGTCCATATACCTGTTTCCATTTGCAGGATTGGCTGGATGGTTGCCTGGGGAAGGAAAATTACCTGATGACACTGAGGGCGGAGCAGTATTTTCTTCAGCTGACACTGGAATTGAGAGTGAAGGATAAAAGAGAGTTTCTGTTGGAACATCTGCGGAAGATCATTCCTGCGAATCTGATTTTGAAGGTGGATCTGAATACAAATACGTATGGAGATCTGAAAGTGATGACCCATGGACAGATGAAGGCAATGGGATGGACTTATGGGCAGATCCCTTACGAAGATCTGACACCATATCAGAAATAAGAAAAAGACTGAAAGATAAGCTTTCAGTCTTTTTTTTGTGAGGAAAGAGGGGTACAATGGAAAAAAGAAGACTTTGAGGAGAAGAAACT